ACCAAACGGTGCAAATCCGAACCGCTTTTTCTTTCTGAAAAACGTGTTCGGGTTTGTCTTAGAAATCGAGGTAGCGGATTAACCGCTACCTCTTTTCGTTTTCCTAAGTATCGTCATGCCTACTTCTCAGGGATTTTCAGCACCTTCACCGTATTGATGGGAGTATTCGGTAGGTCGTTCAACTCAGAAAGCTCAGTCCATTTTTCTGCCGAGCCGAGGTACTTCAAAGCAATACTACGGAGAGTATCACCCTCTTGCACAGTATAAGTCATATACTGTGGCTCAGGCTCGTTCTGGGGCGCAGAATACGCCATCAGAGCCGCCATCGAGAGCTTGCCGAACTTCCCATCCACTTCGAGATTACAAGCCGTCTGGAAGCCCTTTACGCCCGATTCCGTGTTCTTCCCGAACTTACCATCAACCGTACCACAGCTAAAACCAATGGCATTCAATCGAGTTTGCAAGTCTGTCACATCAGCACCCTCCATATAAGGCGAGGTACGATAGAGCGTCCTATCACCCAATTTGAACGACACTACAGCCGTTCCACCTGTGTATTTCGGATAGTAAGTATTCCGGGCAAGTTCCCCTCGCTTAATGGAATTATTCTCCGTATCAGCAGGAATCTCAAACTTCTTACACCAATAGTACCCCGCATTGTAAGAACCTTCTGCATCATTGGTGACAGCCTGAATATACGAAAGAACGCCCTTGTAGCTCTTTTCGAGTTCCTGCTTTAAGAACCACAGTTGTCCATCAAGAGAGGTATAATCCTTATTGTTCTCCGCGCACCAGTCTTTCAGGTTTGTAAACCTGCCCTTATGCCATTGACAGATTCCGTAGCTTGTTTCGCTGTCACCGTAGCAATCGGTTCTAAAGCCCGACTCTCGATAAATGTTTGCGAGAATACCACACGCCCCAGCGGTATTGAAGCCCATCACTTGCTTCAAGAAATTGTAAATGGTTTCTTCATTCGTACCGCCAATGGTATATGTATCGGGTTCAGAAGGAGCAGTTACATCGGTGGAATCATAGTCAAGCATAGATGAGGGCAAGTACGCCCACTCAGTCCACGGGCGCTTCGACACTTGCGTTTTCACAACGCCGTAGGCAAAACCCTGTGCTTCGACTGCATATCCACCTCCGACATATACGCCAACATGACCGCTCTTGAACAGTAGAATACCCGGTACATCGGGTAGAGTGGCAATCTTTCCGTTTGCACAGCCCTTGGCTTTCAGCCAAGTAAGCATCCCGTTTGCTCCCTTATCGGGGCAACCGTTAGAACCGTACTTACTCGAATATGCCACTCCACCCTTAATGTATTCAAGTACCCCCTGACCGCCGTTCGTCCAAAAGAAGCCCTTAATCATCCCGATACAGTCCATACAGACCTTACGTTCAGCGATTTGCTTCTGATATGTAGCAGTTCGGTTGCTACCATAATGTGCCGGGTACTGATTCGTTTTGCTTTTCAGCAAAGACGAAGTACACATGTACACACAAGTACCATACCAATACGGCAATCCGACCATGCTGAGGACGAACGATACAAAATCAGAGGACTTGAACATTATTCCTCACTCCCGTCTTTCAGTTCGGGCAGACCCGCAATCGAAGTCAACAGAGAGAGGAAGCCAGCGAGTAGCGAAGCCGATACGACAATGCCCCAGTCGATTTCGCTAATCACCGCAGATGTACCGATGGTGGCAACCGCAGTCTGCGCCACCGTTTTCAACGCACGAATCCCAGCCGCCTTAATCCAAGTAACAAAATTACGCGTCATGATTATTACTCCTTTCCGCTTCCTTGAAATCGTTCCGTAAATCATCAATCTGGTTGAATGCGGTTTTGAGGTCTCTTTCGAGAACCGTCGTTCGTTCTATGACGGTATTGTGCTTGTCTACTTTCTTTTCAAGCTGTTCGATACGATACATAGTCAATTTGTTCGCCGCCATAATACCGAGTATCGAACCGCTCAAAGTTCCAATCAGCGACAACACCCCCACAATTACAACATCACTCATAGACAATCACCTCACGCAGCTTCGATAAGGTGACTGCACTCGCAGTCGGTCAGAATTTCCCTTACCTGTTCTTTCAGGCTTTCGGGGACAGACGCGAAAGTACGTCTGCCCTTAATGATGAGCGTAGCATATACCATAGCCATATCAATTTCCCCCTTCCATAGACTCCAACATAGCGCGAACCTCGTCACGAATCTGCTCAGGCACCTGGTCAATCGTCTTTCGACCCGCAAGAATAAGCCGTACATATACCATCACCATACCTTATTCCCCTCCCAGCATCATTTCGTAGATTTCTGCGATACCTTCCAACGCTGTAATACTATCGCTTTCGGTAGTTACCACACGTTCAAGCACCGTATCGCCAGTGCTTTCGGTCGTAGGAGCAGTCGGGAAAGTCACGTCAAACGGGAAGCCCTCTTGGTCGGGCAGGTCACGCAACGCCTGACGATAAGTAATCCAAGCATCATCCGTAGGACGGTCAACGCTTGCGTACTTATCAGATGCAGTAAGCATCTTATTACGAATCAGTCTGGCCAGTTCAGCCGCCCTATCCTCGTCCTGTGCCTGTACAGCCGCTTCATAAGCAGTCATCTGTACATCGTCCATTTCCGCACGAAGCTGGGCGCACATAGCTTCCATACGCGCAAGCCTGAGTTGTTCATTGGTCTGAATCATTGTTCATCCTCCTTGCTTTCAGGTCATAATAGTAGTGGGTCATATGCCGCCTTTGGTCGAAAGTGCTACCTCGCTTGGCGTTCGCCATCCAAGCGTTTAGGCTGTTATAGGTCGTACCTTCTGCCAAAGTACCTTCCTGTTCACGAACAATGAGTTTTCGCATCTTTCGGCGCTGCTTACCAAGTTTCTTGCTGTTCATATGCTTGATAATCTTGCCTGTCTTGGAAATCTCAAATCTCCAATTCATAATGCGAACGCCCTGACTCAACGGATAGAGGGTTGTTTTCTCGTTCAGGTTTAAGCCTATCTCCTGTACCAAGTCATCTATTCGTTGTCGGCATTCCTGTAGAAATGCCTTGTCAGGATGTATCAATACAAAATCATCCATGTAGCGTAGGTAGTGCTTTACGCGCAAACGCTCTTTGATGAAATGGTCGAGGTCATCCAATACCGCCAGCTCAACCAACTGACTGACTTGACTTCCAAGACCAATGCCAGTATCACCATCGAAGGAATCTACTACGTTGCACACCGCCTGTGCTGCCCTTTTGTCCGAAACCCGCTCATGTATAGCATCCTTCGCAACAGCATGAGAGGTGGAGGGGAAGAACTTCTTTATGTCGCATTTCAGAACCCAACCGTTTTGACCATTCTCGTTGAAATACCTTCTAAGATGGGCTGTCATTCGGTCAAGTGTGAAATCAGTACCTTTGTTTATCTGACAAGCTCCATCGTCATGAATCAAATGCTCCACTATGTCCTCATACAATCCCGCCGAACAGAGTGCCTTTTGAAACTGACGGTCTCTGATTCTCGTTGCGACAATTTCCCTCTTTTTAGGCTCATAGATGATAAAGTGTTGATACGGGCTAATCTCGTACTTGCCTTGAAGCAGGTCTTGTCGTAGATGGTAAGTGTTTTTCAGGGCGTTTGCTTCATACCCAACCACGCTGTCTTTCCACCTAACATTGCGACAAGCCTTTTTCAAAGCTCGATACAGATTACCAAACTCAATCGCTTTGTCGAAGTAATCATTCATATAAGGTCATGAGTGCTGATAGCTCGACCACCCCGAAGGGTGCTTGCGTCACTCACATGGCACTTTCGCGCCTTTCTCTCCTTTCCAGAGATAGGACAATCACTCCTTGTGTGAGCGTACTGCTTTCGACTTACGTCTACTCGAATCTGACATTCTCACAATCGGGCGCGAGGGCATTGGCATTGTTGGCATTATTGTTGTTCACAGTCCCGTCCGAATTGACAAGGCGAACATTGTTAGCGTTGCCAGCGTTAGGAGTACGCACCCACCAGTTAGCCGCCGAACCCTCGCTGAGAAATAGTCATTGCCCTATGGGTTTCGTATATCGTTGCTTATCTGACTTCATCCAACTTTTCAGTTTGTCATCCGCTTTCAATACGAGACCCGTCCAATACTCGATTCTCCCTGACTCGATTGCGAAGGAGGTGTAGGCGAGGTCAATTAGCGATAACATAGCGTCAAGATGACTGTGCGCCCGTACCTGTTCACTCCTTCGATAATCGTAGTCTGCTTGTGCGGTTTCGGGTTGAACATATACCGCATTCGCTCTACGAACACAGGTAAGAGCGGCAATGCACTCATCAATGATAGGCTTTGCCATTACCCATCGAGAGGACTTCGGAAAGACCTTTTCGCTCTTACAGATTTGAATAGTATACTCACCGAGCTTTCTGACTTCATTTAACACGCCGAGCGTACCTTCGCTTCTGTCTCCTGTCCGAACACTCATACCGTACACCTCCTTCTTTGCTATTCTTATCTGCCCCTAACGGGGCAGATTACGGGATTAAACGATGGTGCAAGCGGGCGCGAGGGCATAGGCAGTGAGGGCATTACCGTAGTTCACAGTCCCGTCCGAATAGACACGGCGAACACTGATAGCGTTGCCAGCGTAAGGAGTACGCACCCACCAGTTAGCCGCCGAACCGTTCAGGTACTTGATACGGTCTGCGTTCGTAGCATCCGTGTAGTACGGGAACAGTACCGAATCATCTGCAACTCCATCCTGAGAACCAAAAACCTCATTGCGGCTTGCAAGATAGAACTTGTCGTGAAGGTTATACTTTGTGTTAACCGGAGTGGTACTATCGGGTGCTTCGTAGATGCTGTTTGTCGCACACGGAAGAACAACATCACCAATAATGGCAAGGAAGTCAGCATCGAGTCCACCCACGAAACCCGCAAGCGAAGTCACCCAAGACGGGGGACGGTCAAATTTGGTCTGAGGTGTCCACACGCTTCCTGCCGCAGCAGAGCTAATCAAGAACTGCCGAATCGCAGATTCCTTGTAGTTGTTGCTACCATAGGAAACACGCTGAGGATGGTTCAACTCCGTACCGAACGTACCAAGGCTCGTACCTTCGCTGCCGCTCGTAATCACACACTCCTCAGTCTTGGTGGTGTTAGTACGGCTCGAAAATGCGTAAACCTTACAAGTGGTCATCGCGGCATCCGCATAGCTGCTAATAGTTAGCTGACCACCGACAGGCAACTCATTCGCCAAAGTGAACTGATACGTTCCCGCCGCCCATTGGCTATACGCCGTTGCAAGCGTGAAGTTGTACGTTCCCGCCGCAAGAGCGGTTGTCGCGTAGAAAAACGCTTCGGGAGAATCAAACTGCGTACCCGCAATCAATTCGTGGCGCATCAACGTCATGGTGTGAGCATTCTCATCGTGAATGCTTTTCAGGTAGTCGTGAGCTACAACATCATATAGCTTGTTGCCATTAACGCTATGGTTTACCATAAGTTGAGTGCCAACCGGGAAAATCTGAGGAGCGATACCCATCCGAACCGCTCTCTGAACGCCAGCCCAAGTGGAGACATCGACCTGACCACCAACCGCCGCAGCGATTTGACCGAGTTTTTCATTCATGGTGTCCATCTGAATCGATGTCGGCAAGTAAATCCTGCTCATGTCTTGTACCTCCTTAAATATCTTCGATATAGGGTAGTCCGTTGTCCGTACCGAAACGGTACATCAATTCTTTGTCAGCGGCTTGCCATACGCCGTTAATGCCTTTCTCCCATACTGCTGCATAGCCGCAAGTATGCGCCACGCTACCCGGTGCGGTATCTGATGGAAGATTCGCCAAATCAGCTTCGGCATCGACAAGGAATAACCGTTTGGTCTTATTTGCTTCCACGCCGGGCGATTCGTAGGTTATTCTGTACGCCATTTCGTTCCCTCCTTTGCTTAGTCATCTTCTACATAGAGCATTCCGTCTGCCAGTCCGATACGGAATACATTAGTAGCATCGTTGTCATCGACAAGTGCTTTACTCTGGCTTGGGAAGTACAGGACGCTTTCTTTCAACAGACAAACCACAAGGGTATTTGCCTTGAAGAAATTAGTGTCAAGTGCCGCTCCATCTACCGTCTTTGCTTCAACCGCCGTTCCATTGAAGGTGAAAGTATCACCACGATTGTAAGCTGCCGTAGCGAAGAACTTGATGTTCTCGCTCGTGGAGTTCTGCGTTGTCAGTTGATGGACAGTACCGCTCTTTGCGTAATTACACTCCAATACGCAAGCGGCATTTACATCAGATGACCCGAACCCGGCTCCTTCTTGCTGATAAACCGTTACATCCGTAATCGTTGAGGTTGTGCCGTTTGTGACAATCTGATAAACCCTTCCACTCTGAGGTGGAATCTCATCAACGTAATGCTTAACCGCCAATGTGTTTCCCTCCTAACGTCATTTCTAATTTTGGTATACCTGCTTTCTGTCCACGGAACGCATGGTAGAGAAGCAGATGATTACCCTCAATCGCATTAAGCTCACTCGCAGTCCACGCGACACCATTACTCGCATAGAGCTTCATCGACCTCGCGCCCGTTGGCGAATAACAGCTTTCCAAAATCGCCTTTGTCGCATTGACAACATTGTTGAAAAATGAAACCTTCGGATAGCCCGTGATGACTGCCGTTTCCAAGGTTGGCGTTGAGTAGTCAACATACATCGTTTTGCTGAGAAGTATAAGATACTCAATGTTTCCCTTAATGCGATTGTAGTCAGGGCTGAGGTTGAAATAATCGCCATCAACCCAGTTTGTTTTCGGTGCAATCCATGCCATTACGTCAACCTCCTTACGCTGATTGCCCCTTCTTGTCCGGGCAGTTTGTACTGTAGTTTCGTGATTCGAGCGGGTATCATTTCTTCAAACTCTGATTGAATGTAGATGATGTCATTGGCATCCAATCTAAAGTCTTGTCGGAAGTTCGTTTCGTAGCTATTACGGCATCTCAGGTAATTACCAACCCATTCGCCTACGCTTTGTGCCACACCAGCCGTAGAAATTAGGGGGTTATCGAGCGGACACACTTCACCACCATCGTTAATCGGCACAGATACGGTAGACTGCTTAATGGTCAAAGGCTTGCCCTCTACGATGATTTGCACTTCGCCCTCCGCTCGAATCTTCAAGAATGCTGTTTGTGCATAGAAGGTAGAAGAAACGAGCGTACCGCCTGTGATTGTGGCAGATATATCCGTAGCGGCAAGATATGACACCTGCACATCCTTCTCACCGAAAATGTCTACTCCATCCGCTTGATAGAGCAGTACGGAACTATCGGGAACGCTGTACGAGTGAACGGTCATATCAACGCTCTTTAGCTCCTCAGATTTCGTCACTTTCGGCTTCGCCATAGCCACCGTGAAGTCCAGATAGAAGTCAGTCACGCGCCCGTTGTCGATGGATTCCACCCGAATCCTATGGTTTGGTCTGCTTGTCGAAAGGATTTGAATTGTAACGAGCGTGTAATTCCATACTTCCTCGTTAACCGTGTACACGATTTCGGTATTTCCTCTTACCTGAATCGTTTTGACCGTGTTCCCATCCTTCGAGAAGATGACGTTGAAATCAGGGGCGTAATCCTCATTGAAGCTATCGAACCCAATAGCGAACTGATACGAAGAAACAGGGAGTGAATATGCAACGTAGAGCGTAGGATAGCTACTAAACCTACTGTCATTGCCTGACATGACTTCACTCTCAAAGCAGGTAGGTCTGTAATCGCTATCAGGAACGATGTACCTGTTTTGACTCGATACAATCTTCCACTTGTTAGGCTCGAAGGTGATATAATCATAAAGCGCACCACCCTCATAAGTCCTCTGAGCATTAGACCAAGGCATATGACCGTTGTCAGTAACCGTTACATCGGCATTCAGTTGAAGCCGCATGATAATTTTCCCGCTCACGTCCGTATAGAGCGTACATCTACCCGCATTTGCGATAATCTGTAAGCATTCCCTATGAGTCAATACAGGCATCGGCGCATAGGTTATGATGTCTTGCAATGGCGTGGGAATGTCATAGGACATGACTCCGGCATCCGTTAAAACATCAATCGCCAAATCGTACAGGGAGATACCGTTCGCCCTCCACAAGCCCTTATAGTAAGTGCCTGTCAGGTAAGAAAGCGTGTCGGTTGCTTCAAAAGTAGCCGTATTCTGCTCAACTGTCGGTGCATCGCTGAGGAACAAGTACGCCGCATCAACCCACTCGATTGCACCATCGACTGTCGTTCCATACCGCACCTGCAAGGGTAATCCATTCCTGAAATACTCCCACATACCATGAGGATTATCAGGGTTGTAGTCCTTGTCGTAGTTAGCAATCTTCATAATCAGTTTGTCGTAAGGCAAACTGGAAGAAATCGGGTCAATCTGAGTGATATGGTCTGTAGAGATAACATCGCAAGTATTAAAGACCTTCACAAGCCCAAATATCATACGCGAAATTCTTAATCTGCGATTGGGTTCACTCATGGTAAGGAACTCAAACGTGACCCGATTACAGTTGGGGATATGATTGCTATCGTCCACAAACTCTAAACCATCAGGGGCAGTAACGAACTGGTGAACCTGCACATTGTTCAAATACGCCGTAACGCGAATCTGTGTAGGATAGGCTTTCGCAAAGGTGTAAGTCATCCCAACGAATGTTTTCACACTATTAAGAACAACATCCACCGTAGGAATCTGTAAGAACTCGTTGTGTTCGTTCGTCAGGACAGAACTTACAAAGCCGTTGGAAAGATAGTTCGACTCAGGAAGAATGCGAGTATTACCGCCAACTGCGAAGTAGTTTTGCTCAAAAGTGATATAGTCACAGTCATGCGTCTTGTCGAATATCCCCGTTGAAAAAGCGACTTTCGGAGTTTCAGTCACAACAGAGTTAGACTCTACTTCAAGGTCTCGCATCTCCAATCTCGCTTGAAACTGAGAGGTGGGACGAACAGGCAGATTCATGGTAGTCTTGTAGTTATTCGATACCAGTTTCATACCTGTTCACCTCACTCTCCGACATCAATGATGTTGGCTTTGCATTCCAAGTAATACTTGGGACGGTTGGTGATAGGGTCAACCATGAACGGTCTGGCAGACCTATCACCAACGTAGAACGTCCGAGTAGCCCACTCGTTAGTCACCATGTCGATGTATCGGACAGAGAAGGTGAAGTTACTAAATAGCTGCAACATCTGACTCCACACTTCTGGGGTCAGGGCATTCCATGTCAGTTCGACCTTACCAATATCTCTGCCGATACGTTCACCACGCATAACGCCATCTGCCGTTCGTGCGCTGTCTACAAGCGTGGACACTTGCTGCAATCCGCTTTCCCTATCGGGATAAGGGAACGCAACTCCGTTGATGAAGATGAATCCATTAGCCAAAGCTGAACGCCCCCATTCCCATGTTGTAGCCGCGATTACGGGCTATTTTCTGTTGGTTCTCATAGATTTTCTCGCCATCAAGGTTGATGACAATTCTTGCATCATCGCCGCTATCTTTACCACCCATAGCGGCAAGCACAGCAGCATAGACACCTTCGGAGACGGACTGAACAATCTGGTCATTATTAGCAACAGCAGAACGCCCACCGATTGTACCGACAAGCTCTGGCCCGGCTTCTCGTGCAACGAACATCTGACCCATGTCGGGCAAACCGCCGCCCTTATAGAATCTAATGGTAGCCGTGCTGCCTGACGTTGTGAGTTTACCTGTCCAAGTAACAGCCGTACCCTTACTAAGACCGATTGTGAAATTCTTGCTCCAACTACTTGAAATCCATTCACTCAATGATGTCCATCCACTTTTGACAAGTGATACCTTCACGGATAGTGAGCTTCCATCGGCACACCAACCAGCAACCGTTTGTCCAGACCAATTATCTTTTGTGAGATTTGTTCTAACGACAAGCGAACTGCTATCAGCACACCAACCAGCGATGGTTTCTCCCGCCCAGTTTCCTTTAGTTAGATTAACCGTTTGATTAACAGCGGTATTTCCGAGGAGACTTGCCACCCATAAACACACGAACGACCATGCGTTCTGAACAAGTCCAACAGATTGCGTTACTGACGTACTACCAAGTTTTGATTTTACCCATAGACTAACAGTAGACCACACGGAGGACTGAGTAATCCCAACAGTTTGTGTGACATCTGTTTCTCCTATTAAACCTTTGACCCACGAACTGACGGTAGTCCAAGCGTTGCGGAGAAGTCCGACAGACTCATCGTTGTTCGTATTTCCGAACAGACCATGAACCCAGCTCGTGACAGTAGTCCATCCACTTTTCAATAGACTAATCTTCTCATCGTTATCAGTTGTGCCGAATAGAGAGTTAATCCATGAGCTAACAGTAGTCCATCCGCTTTTCAACAGACCGATACGTTCATCGTTATCGGTTGTACCAAATAGAGTGTTTACCCACTTGGTAACAGTTTCCCATCCAGACCGCAAGAGACTAATCCGTTCATCATTGTCCGTATCTCCGAACAGAGAGCTAATCCACGAACTGACGGTAGTCCAAGCGTTGCGGAGAAGTCCGACAGACTCATCGTTGTTCGTATTTCCGAACAGACCATGAACCCAGCTCGTGACAGTCTCCCAGCCCTTCTTAATGAGCGAAACACCCGGTTCGAGGATAGGCATTTCTACATTATTAAGACCTGTCTTTAACCCTGTGGCGGCACTTTCGCCTGTCTGAACGAACGTATTGACATTGAAGATGGTGCTAATCAGGTTCAAGATACCTTGCGCCCATGCTGGGAACTCAGTCCACACTTCGCCAAGCCGTCCTGCAAGATTCTTCAAACCAAGAATAAGACCATCAACGATATACCCACCGAGCGTTTCAAAGACAGTAGAAGGACTATGGACACCCAGCTCGTCAGCCGCTTCATCGTAAGGAATACCAAACAAATCTGCTAAGGCTTTTGCTTGGTCGCTCATCTGTCCATCTATACCGACTACCATACCGTCAACGATGTCGCAGCCAAGAGATTTGAACATCGCTGTTATGGTACTGTCATTCTTCGCAAGAGCGACTTTTGTCCCATCTTTTAAGGTCATGACAATGTTGCCAGCATCGTCCTCAATGATTGAAGTAGCGCTTGTAATGCCATTAGACAATGCGTTCGTAAGGTCATATCCCATTTGCTCAAAAATGGATAGCGCCTTTTCCGAACCGAACACATCCGAAATAGCCGCAAACGTGCTTAGCTGTGCGCTTGTACTAAGCAACTCCCACGGGGCATCGTCAAATTCCTCACACAGTTTATTCACGTACTCTTTTGCCGTTCCGTCCATACCATAGGTAATACTTTTGTACAGGTTTCCTCTGATGATTTCGCCAGCCTTTTCAACGGACATTAAATCGGCATCATTGGGTGTCATGCACATAAACAGCCATTGGCTAAGGAAAGAGCCATCGGTAGCGTTTTCTGCCGTGAACGCTTCTGTGATTTTCTCGCCAAACACACTTACCAAGCCTGCGATAGCCTGTCTCTCAATTTCTAATTCAATTTCCTTGTAACGAGCTTGCAACGGATTTGCGGCAGTAAACAAGTCCAAATCGGATTGTGCCAACGCCAAAACCCTTTGGAGTTCAACATTATCTGGGTCTTTACTTAGCGATAATTCAGCGTAGGCAACATTCGCCGTAAGTTCTATGAGCATATCTTCGGTTTCCCTGTCAGCATCCGCTTTGAGTGTGTCCATTGCGTCATATAGAGCTTGATAGTATGCGTCATAGCTTTCTTGGGTTAATTCTGCACCTCCGAATTTCAAGTCAATCATCGCAAGTTCGGCTTCTAATTTAGAGTTCGAAATGACTTCCATGATTTCGGTCATTTGACCTAAAAGCCTGTCGATTTCACGTTGTGCGTCTAATTCCAGCTTACCTTCTTCGGTGAAAGCTGTGGCAAGAACATCAGCCAAGTCATTCCCTATTTGTGTGAGTTCAGCGTTTAACTGTTTCGTCACTTTTGCATTGCCCAGCAACAACGTGTTGCCATCCTCGTCTACGCTATCTGGGAAAGCGGTTTTCAAGCCTATGTCAATCTTGTATCCACGCTGTTTGACATATTCTAAACAATCTCCTACATAGGAATCTATGGTTGTTTTATATTCATCAATTTCACTTTCCGAAAGAGTTAATCCCATACTGATTTTCCACTTGAAAAACTCCAACGTTTTCTTTGTATCGTTGATTTTCTTCAAGTTGTCCAACAACTGTGAATCAACTTCGAGATACAGCTTTATTTTGTTCGAGAAATCCTTGTCTATGGTTTTCTGCACTAAAGCTGTTATTTGCTCAACGGTAAGTGTAATGTCACCGAACTGTTCCCTTAGTTCTTCCTCCAATCGTTTTTTATTTGCCCCCAAAATAATACTTGTCAATGTTACGGTTATCGCCATCCCTAAGCCTACTGCCCACCCTATCGGGCCAGTTCCAAAAGTCAATAATGCGCCACCAACGATTAATGCGTCTCCAATGGCATTTCGGATTAAGTTTTCCCATGTCGGGCCAGAATAACCAATATCCCATCCCGATGTAGCCGCCATTGTAATGCCCGTCACCATAAGAGTAATACCTATGGCTACCTTGTTTTTAACGAACCAATCTTTTAGTCTAGATACGCCACTTGCTATTGAGGTTGAAATCTTCCATGCTGCAAAACCTGCTGCTATCGAAATGACCGTATCGAGGATTCCGTCAAGATGTTCTTTAATCCAGTCGATGGACGGCTGGAATTTCTTCATCAACTCATCGACCCTCGTGGAGATAAGCCCATCGAGGAAATCATATGTCGGCAAATCCCAATCCCAATCGCCGCCGCCACCGCCACCGCCACCTCCACCACCGCCCCCTGCGGAGGAGGTTGTGTCGATAACATTTAGCTCGTCAAAGCCCATGAGATAGCTTCTCAGTTTCTTCGCAGAACCACCAGCGCTGTCAAGCCCATCGGTGAGGTCTCCGACACCCGCGCTCACGTCGCTAATCACGCCCGAATAATCCACATCGGGTAGAGAAAATCCAAACAGAGACGCTATCGCCGCCGCAAGAATCCGTACCGCTTTCGCGCAAGCGATAAGGAAGGGTAGGACAGCGTTTAATGCAGGAATAAACACACTACCAAGCGCACGAGCGGCTTGCTGTACCTGTGCCCGTAACACACGCATTTGATTTGCGGGAGCGCTCAACGTTCTCGCCATATCGCCTTGCGCGGTAGTTACCTGCGTCATAATGGCATAGTACCTAAGCTGAGACTTCTCAGCCTGTGTCATGCTATTAAAGGTCTTATCAATACCAAGACTCAACGCAACCGCTTTCAGTTTCGCTTGACTCAGGTCATAAC